ATTTTATACCACCAGTAGCTTCCCCTGCGGTTGAGTTATCTTGACCGATTAAAACAGTTGCCCAAGTGGCTACGGTATCGGGCACATAAGTGGCAAGGGCACCTGCGTCTATGTCTAGTGGTGTAAGGGGCGATGAGGTCGAGCCTATCGCGAGTCCTCCATTAGGGATGAGGACATCCTGTGACGAGTCGGCAGTTATTGCATCGTCACCGTTCGTTCTGAGAGTCCAAGTATCAGTCTGGAATCTTTGATAGGTATTTGTGTCTGCTTTGTGATAGATGTATTCAGCTATCGTAAGGTCGCCATCTATCTCGACATTAGATGTCGCATTCACACTGCCAGTCGTTACCGCACCTGTGACAGTCACACCACCAGAGGCCGTGGCTAGTTTTGCGGCTCCGTCGTAGTGAAGCGTGACCGCTCCATCTACGAGTGCTTGAATCATTGCTTCATTATTGGCGGCATTATTTAACTGGAACTGATCTGTCAGGCACCTAAGTGCTGTCGATCCCTCGATATACAGATCTCCAGTGCCTACGTCCTTGATGTAGCTCTGAGTCCCTGAGTGATAGATCTGGAGATCATTACCCGTACCTAGCCGTATATAATCGTCATCGCCCAAATCCAGATTTCCAGACAAAGTCAAGGCGGTCAAAGTTCCGACACTGGTGATGTTGGTCTGGGCTGCTGTGGACAGAGTGCCAGTAAGTGTCGTGGCAGATACCGTGCCCGTGGTCGTGATGTCAGATGCACCGTTGTTGATGGCCCCAAATCCGCTTGTGATCGAGCCAGCATTGAGGGCACCCGTTCCAGTGATCGCAGTCGCTACCGCATCATTGAAACCACTGATGTCGATGTTCGCTTTGGTCAGTTTCTTTTGAGCATTGCTTGAATCAACAACCGCAAAAAAGTCACCATCCCCGTCACTCGTTGATGTCGTAAGCTCAGACAGGTCGAGTGCAAATGTGACTGTTGTAGAGGAAGCAGAAGTATCAACTCCCGTACCACCAGTTAGAGTCAGTGATTCTGAGTCCAGATCAATGTCTATGGTTCCAGAATCGGATATAATGTCCAAATCTTGTGCTGTTACCTGTGCATCGACATAGGTCTTAATTGCACCCTGGGTGGCAAGCAGTGTCGCTGATCCCGTAGCTAGTGTCTCGTTGTCGATTCCAGTGACGGTTTCACCTGTCGCTAACGCCAGACTTGTGCTGCCGCTGATTGTCGTAAATGAGCCAGCACCACCAGTTATCGCAGACGATCCAGTGTTGATGGTTCCAAATCCAGATGTAATAGATCCAGAGTCTAAGGCTCCAACAGTTACTAGGCCCGTAGCAGTGGTTACACTGTTTTGGGTGGCCGTAGAAAGCGTCCCAGCGAGCGTAGTCGCTGATACGGTTCCCGTAGTTGTGATCGCACTTGAGCCATTGTCGATTGCACCAAAGCCAGACGTTATACTCCCGGCATCGAGAGCTCCGACAGAGGTAATCTGAGTTTGAGCTGCGTCCACACTAAGCTGGCCGCTCGCCCCGGTTAACCCGGTGCCGCCCATCGCAGACACCAGGTCAGCAATCGTTTCTTTTTTGGTATCGTTATCAGTCGCATCGAGGATTCCAATTGAATCAGCTGCCACATCTACAACCGCAGCTGCTAGATCATTGAAATCGACTGCCAGGGTAACGTCGGGGCCGGTGCCGTTCGTGACATCGAGCCCTCCGTTCGTCGCATCAGCTACAGATTTCAGGTCACCTTCTTCGTCCGTCACCCATTCGAGCGTTCCTGAAGCATCCGAGGTTCTGAGGATTTGGCCTGAAGCACCAACCGCTCCTGGCATAGTGAGCGTGTACTGGGTTACTGCTGCTGGAGCTTGAAACTTTACCGTATCGGTTCCAGAACCCGTTTCTTGAAGGCCAACACTATTGAACTTAATGTCAGACATAGTGACATCGGTGCCACTAATACTGAATACTGCATCGATTACATCTACAACCTCTTCATTGAGCGTTGTGCCCCAGGTATCCGTTGACCCACCAACGGTGGGCTTTGTCATGCTTAAATTCGTTGTCGGATTAGCCATATTATTACCCTAATACCCTGGACCGCATTCTGAGTGAAGATCCCGTGTGCATCTCACGTTCTCCTTGCATTTTCAATTCTTCCAAAGCCTTATTCAGTCGTGCAGCCCACATGGGAAGACGCTCATCATTCTTCAAGTATGGCTCCGCCTCAAGCAACGCTCCAAACAAGTAGATGTCGGGGTTATTGGTCAAGAGCCAATTCGTTGTAGCAGAATCGCTGAGAGCAGGTATTTTCGTATAATAAACAATGGATGCCGTATAAGTATCGTCAGGAGAGCGTAAGAGCTCTATCTGATTCGTACTCCCACCGATCACGGTGTAATATCCCGGCTTCCCAGTACTCGACAACGTATACCGGCCCTCTGCGATTTCTTCAGGCGTCATATATTCCAGTGTAACCACAGGACTACCGGATACTACGATTCTAATGACTTCCAAGGTGTCCGTAGGTAGATCCACATAACGCCCATCTAAAGAATAAGAATCATTCTTTGTAATCATACGATGATTGCGAATCGTGCGATTGAAGGAAGATTCCGCCAAATCAATGAACTCAGGCACTCTAGCAGTCATGTCTGCATCTGAGCGATCAAGCCAATTTGTAGTAGCTGTCTGAAGTTCTGCATAGGTGCTAATCGCCATCAGACTCGTCCCGGCCTTGTTCTGAACACTTTGTTGTCAGGATCATTCAACCAACGCTTAATCGCTGCTTGATCCTTGAAGTTATTCGATATTTTGGCGAGTTCGTGGTAAATACTCATAGGAATTGAGGCCACCTTGTGTATATCGCCCTTCCATGATTTACGCTCATCAACCTGATTGAAGATGTTCTTATTCTGCTCAACAATAGCAGTAACATCCTGGTTAGTCTCAAGGCTGATCTTTCCTGTGATCTCATCGTAATGATACCACTGCGTAACTTTCGTTACTGGCTCATAGTCGAGTATGCGTTTCATAGTATCGCACCATCGGGGGCAGGGGCCGAAGCCCCCACCCCACTAGGTTTTCAGTTATGCCGCTGTGATTCCAGCAACAACACCGTGGGCTGCTTCGTTGTTAACCTGAAGCCCCCATTCGATCAACGCCATTCTCTTATCGGCATCACCAGACTTCGCAAGTGCTTCAATGCTATACGGACGCACTGTCGCAAGTTTTACTTCATCTGGGTCGATCAAGAAAGCCCAATCGTTCATCAAGCTGCCAGCACCTTCGTCTTCTACCGTAGTAAAGAAACGATTTGGAACAACTGACAGGTTCCCAAAGTCACTGACATAAATGTCAGCAGCACCGATAATCACGGAAGGCTCTGCACCGTCTACATTGTAGCGGCTAGAGGCAATTCCACTGAATCCGCTCACAACAGTCTTGTTGTAAGGTCCAACCATCAGCACGGTAGGCTCGCCACCACTTTCAAAGCATTCTTGCATAGTGGTTTTAAGCATTGCTTCAGTAAACGCCGTTGGCGTCCCGAAACCATTCCAAATATCGGTCGCAGCCGAAGCCAGCGGGGTCGAACCCGTGTAGGCAGGGGCGGTGACATTTGTTGATGTTTCGTTCGTTTTCAACCACGACGGGAACCCAGCAGTTACGCGAGCGGTAGCGGTTGCCCCAGCAACTGCACCAGCATTCTGAAGACAAGCCTTCTCTACGTCACGCTTGAGTTCTTTTGCTGCCTTCGCTGCTTGATACCCCACCTCAGAAGCACGGCCAGCTTTAAGAACTTTCTGTTCTGTGCCTGAGATGATGAAATCACGCATATTGATCTGTGCATAGTTACCGAGTCGGGTGGTAGCCGAGACTGCGGTAAAGCTGCTCAGATCCTGACCTTCAACGACCGGCGTAGCCGAAGCTGCCGATAGTGAATCGGTCTGCCACTCATAAAAAGTAGCATCTGCATCTCTTGTTCCAATGTTCGATTGGAACGGGGTCGAGGTGGGTGAAATATCCGAAATCAGATCGGATAGATCCTCCCTCAACCCCTTCGCGTCGTATGTAAGATACGTATTCGCTACAACTGCCATAATTTAATACCTCATAGTTACTCCGTAAGGATCGCCCCAAGAAGTGCAGCAGCATCGTCCACCTTGCCGGTTTCTCTCAGCTTTTGCCTTTGGGCCTTCGCCTTACGGGAACGCATCCGTTTGCTCATCTGTTTGCCACCGGATTTCGCGTTCTTGATTTTCGATTTGGCCGATCTAACAGGAGCTCCATTCGCTAACTGGTTGTATCGCCACGCATCACGGAGCGTTATCACTGCCCTGTGATCTATGACTTCATTCAGTTCGTGATCGGTATATCCAATCGTTTTACCGAATTCTATCAACTGTCTTAGCTCTGTAGCCTGAAGGTCAGAGTCGGACCATTCTGGGATTTTTTCCAGCACCAGAGTCTGTTCGTGAGAAAGCCTTTGTTGCAGTTCCTGTTGCTGTTGTTGCTGAAGGAGTTGCTGCATACGTTGTTGCTCTTCCTGAACCGCCTGGATCTGCCCATGCCTATCTCGTTCTAACTGCTTGAGTTTTAGCCATTGAACGGGGTCTTGTCGCTCTAGCGTATCCCAATCAATGTTCGGTTGTGCGGCAGCTTCCATCTGTTGCCGAAGTTGCTGGAGCACGGTTGAATAAGACTCACGCTCCTGCCGAACAGCCTGTGCAGTAGCCTCAAAGTTTTTACGCTCTTCCGCTAAAGCCTGACTCTTCTGTGTGAATGACGATCCCTTCTGGTAGCCCGATATGAGTTCGTCAAGCGGTACTTGCGTCTCTTTGCCGTCTACTATGATACGGTAGGTCGCGGCATCGCTTTCCGAGTATTCATCATCGGCCTCCTCGTCCATCTCATCCACTTCTACTGAGTCTTCCAAAGACTCAGATTCTATGGCTTCTTCTTCCAAGCCATCTTCTATGCCAGACTCAGACTGCTCCTCCTCTTCTTGAGGTGGTGCGTAGTCTTCTCTGAGCATATCGGTAAGAGTATCCTGAATCTCACCTGCTGTGCGTCTGCGTTCACTCCCTTCGGAACTATCTGTTCCAACCGGGTTGGTGACTGTCGCTTCGCTCACTTTGGTCTTCTCCGTTTAGGTCTACGTTTACGAGATTGCTCCACTGTCCAGTTATCTACCAGAGTGCGGAGTCCTCGCACGATCTCATCAAGGCCACGGCCTTGCATAAACAGATTCTCTCTTACACCTACTTCATTTAACTCTGTAAGTGTCCATTGGGCAACGATACTTTCTCTCGTCTTATCCAGAACTTCCGTAAACACTGGATCTTCAAGGATTTCTTTTGCCCTGCGTCCTTTTTGCTCTGGCGACAGGTCACTCATCTGTCGTCTCTTGCTTAATCGCTCCTCTCAAGAGCTCCAAGTCCACATCGTCTTCAAACTTCTTTTCTCGTAACGCCAAATCACCAGCTATCCTGGTAGTCTCACGTTCGTTGAGCATTTGTGCCTTCATGGAATCCAGCTGCAACTTTTCTTGATCTATCGCAGTACGAGCCTGAATATCCGCCATCTGCACCTGTGCCAACTGCTCTTCCGGAGTGGGCTTCGGAGGAGGGGGCGGTGGAGGCTGATAATCTATAGGTAGTGGTTTGAAGAACTGGTTAGAATCCTTGAAGCCACTGACTTCAAGCATCTTCGCAAGCGTGTGCCTAACTTGCCCCAACCCTACCAGTGGATTGTCCGGCCCCATCTGTTGCAGGATTTCCTGTTGTCGCCCAGCTATTTGATTAAGTGTAGCAAGCCGTTCATCTGTAAGACCGGAACCAAGTCCAACATTCGTGCTGACATCCATCGTGGAGTCCCATACTCTAGGATCTACAGGCACCCACTGATTGCGAAGCCTGACCATCCTCGACTGATCTTGATGTTCTATAATCAGTCTAAGCAATCCCTTGAACATCGGCTTAAATCCAGTCTCTGCAAACAAACGTGCCATCATCTCCAAACGCTGTTCGGCACCACGGATCGTAGCAGATACCGCTGCACGGGTAGTGGACTGTAGCACATCTGGATCAAGCCCCTGACTTGCACCCGTCTGGCCGGTTCTGTTTTCCTTCATAGAGTCCATATACTCAACCATCGGGAATGCTTCCTTGCCCAAGAACGGCACATCCAATTGTTGCACCATCCCGGGAGCTCTCATTCTTATGATTGATCCTACTTCTGGATTCAAAACATCATCTATGTCAACCTGTCCTTCTACGACTCCCGTCCTGGGATATAGTGCGAATGACAGGCTATCAAGCATACCTCTGAGTATCGCTGATTTAACTTTCTGAATGTCTTTCGTCATATCGGCTATATCAGTACCGAAAAAGACATGAGGTTCTGGGTCACAGGCGAACATGGCAAACGGGATGCTGTCGGTCGGTTCGTTGTTTACCATGTGATAGTTGTTTCCTACCGTGCAAATCCGTCTTAGTTCTGCCAGTCCATCACCATCATAATCCACATAGCACCACGCCTCGACATACAAGACCCTGCGTTCGTTGAACGCAGATAGAGGACCGGGCGACGTGCGATCAGGGTAACGTGCCCAATACTCGTCATTATCTATGAACGCTGTCTCATCAGATAAGTACTCATCCAACATATCCTTATCGTAACCCATTGCTACTAAATCACTTACGGTCGACATAGTTCTGTGACCGACTACCATAGCATCTTCCAAGCTGGTCGCGTTCGCGTCCACGAAGAATTCTTCGGGTGGCATTGTTTCAATGCGTACCTTGTTTCTCTTTCTCTGCCGCTTGATCTCGACATCGTATATCATGGGAATCTCTACACCTTGAGCTTCCATCATTTGTATCTGTTCGGGAGGCACATTCGGGTCAGGGACGCCTTCAACCGACACCGCCTCTACGCCTTCCTCGTCGAGTAGCATTCCTAGTGTAGCTTGGCTCAGTCCGTTAAAACTGTATGTATGTACTTCTACGGAATCATCCCACCACCACTTTACGATGCCGCCCTTGTTCACAAGTGCGTCCTTGAACACGCTGTAGAAAATTCCTACGGCATCGTTGTCTTCGCGTATGATGTAGTTGACGTAATCGGTAGCCTGTTCAGCCATCGGTACGTCTTCAGGACCGCGTGGTACAAACTCCACCATATTCTCGGCACCGAAAAACACACGCATCATGGAAGGAAGAATTGCCTGTACGCTATCACGCACATCGCGGCTGATAACCTGGCTTCTGCCCTCTATTTCATTACCCAGTGGCTCGCCGTTATAGAAGCGTGTCGACTCTGCCCTGATCGGGCTGATGTCGTCGTCTATGTATTGGATAGCGTCTTCAATGTACTTACGAACGGTATTTTGCAGTTCGTCTTCCGTCATCCCTATGCCAACTTCTGTTTCGGCTTCGTCTATATACGCCAAATCATATCACGCTGTTAAAGGTCTGCGACTGCATTTGTAATCTTTAACGGCAGACATCTAGGGGCAACACCCTACTGCGGAGGGAGACACCATTGTTTATTTAAGTTGGGCTGACACGCCAGTTATCAGCCGAACCCCCTAGACTATTCCTGCCAGATCTCTCTTCAACTTACCCGAGCGTCTGCGAGATCTTCCTCCTATAGCAGTACCAGCATCGGACGCAAAGGTCAACACGAACGCATCCGCTGCATCGGGACTATCTACTCCTCTCTTCTTCAAGTCTGCTTTCGATTCTATTTTCAATTTACCACTGGACGTATATGTGTAACGCAACGTCGTAAGTTCCGCCTTCAATCTATCATCCCTGGGAAGACGAACATCACGGCCTTCCAGCCAGCCTTTTGCCTTGTACCATAATTCCGCTCTCAAGTTGAGGTAGGTATCACCCATAGCAGGGCTCTCGCTCACATTAATCGCGTAAGCCGGTAACCCCAACTCTCTGAGTCGGTCGGCCACACCTGCACCCAACCCAATCGCATCTACGAATATCTCTTCTGGCTTCTCCGATGCCGATTCATACTCCGCCTTAACGGCACCAGTTAGCTGCATCGTATCCAGACCACGCCATAATCTGATTGGTTCCGTGACGGAATTTCCTTTTCGCTTACAGAGTGCTGATGCGTCTGCACCGAATCGTGCTACATCCACACCCCACACTGTCGTGCCAAACTGAGTAGGAGCCACATCGCGTGTAATCGCACCTTCTGTGAGTTCCATACTGATAACCGTATCGTCATCGCCTTTCGGGAACTCGCCCAGAACACGGACGCGGTATGTGTTGGATTCTTCGCCGTATCTGATCTTACATTCTGCTATGTATTCTTTCGACACTCGCGGTGTCGTTTCACATGATACATGAAACGTATTCCATCTATCTGCGAGTTTATGAAACGTATCATAGAAATAACCACTCGACCTGACCGGGTTACCAGCCAGTACCATCGTAGCGTGATGAGCAGACATAGAACCACCAGCAGCTTCGTATACCTGTTCTGGTACACCACTCGCTTCGTCTGCTATCAGAAGAACGTGTTCTGCGTGAACACCTTGCAAAGCGTCAGGCTGTTCGGCTCTGGATGTTCTTGCCGAGATAAAATTCCTTTCCGGATCTGCCAGGAGTTCTATCCTGTCAGCCCGTATCGTGAACATTTCTCGAAAACCTTCTGGAGATTGTTTGAGCCAGGACTTTGCTTCAGGAAGAAGTGCATCGTGTAGCTGTGCAGAAGTAGGTGCGGTTATGACCACTTTCGCATGGTAGTGCGAAGAGATCCACCACAGAGCGAGCCATGACAGACAAGATGTCTTACCGACTCCATGACCAGACCTGATACTGACACCACGATCACCGTCAGCCACAGCTTGCATGACCTTCGACTGCCACTCGTCCGGCTCCGCTTTCAGGATCGTCTGAACGAACAGAGTGGGATCTTTACGGAACTTCTTTATAGATGTCGCTAGATCCATCTATTTCTTGTACGAGGTGTTCATTCTCAATGCACGAAGGTGCTTCGTCGCACGATTCTTACTAGGATGCGTCTTAACCGTTCTCCAAACGCCAGTCTTTGTCTTAACCTGAACAGATTTACCCTTAAGTCGATACGGCATCTACTTCTTCAGAGAAGGAAATTTTTTTTCAACACACCTTCTGATCCTAGCCTCTTCAGCTTGGGTAGCAAACTGGGCAGCCCTAGCCAAAGCATTCCTGGCATGAGAAATATCTGGAACCGGATAAGTCCTACCGGGTCCGCAGAAGGAACTTGTCGGTAGTTTCTCCCTCTGCTTCGTGGTCAGAGTCGCCATCATCACTCCCGAAGTACGGATGATCCTCCAAGACTATACCGCAATACTCGCAGGTTAGCCACAGTATCGTGGGCTCCTGTGTCTGGCCGCAGCCTTGGCAACTTATGTGTCGAGTCATAAGACCTCCACATAGAATCTTTTTTGGTTTAACTGTTATATATTGTTCCAGAAGTGTTCCACACCCCTGTTCCAATCATACAACATTAGGACAATATCTCATTGTAGGGCAATAGCTTAGATCATAATATGGGTGTTCCAAACCCCCGTTCCACATTCAGACTTAAACGGATACTTCCTCGATTTTGTTCTCAGTGAGCTTGTTTGTCTGCCACGGAAGTAGCTTGATACCACATTCATCGAAGTAGGAAATAACCAATTCCGGCGTCAAAGAATGATTCTCTAAAGCATCCGCTGCACGTCGAAGAAGTTTCCAATCAAAACCGGAATGAAACTTAGCCCGAGATCGTAAATCGCTAATCAGCTGCTCATCCATAGTGCCTCCTGGTTGATTCAAAATTGGCCGGGACTCCAATTACGTCAAGTTGGTGTGTGTGGGCCTATAAAAATAAGTGCCCGTCGACTGGATTTGAGGGGGGGCACTTTCGGGGTTTATTCACCCCGAATAAACACCGTTGATGTCATTGTGGCACTGCCGAGTTGACACCACCCAAACCCGAACCCAGTTCATGGTCCCAGTGTCACCAACCAAACCAGTTCAAACCAGTTCCGTCTCCTACACGCTTGGGAGGTTCATTCTGTAGAAAGAACCCCCCCTTTTTTTCTCTTCTCCTATTCCCTCCCTTGTTGCACCTGCAATACCTCTCTATTACCTTCTTTAATAGACACCACCCCGAAAGGAGGGTATAGAGTGGCCAGAGTCTTAGTAGCCTGTGAGTATAGCGGAAGAGTCAGGGACGCCTTCCGCCAGCGTGGTCACGATGCTGTTAGTTGTGACCTCCTACCATGTGAGGGCGACGTAAACGCCCCACACATCCAAGGCGATGTATTAGAAGTCATCAGAGAGCCTTGGGATATGGTTATAGCCTTCCCACCATGCACTCACCTTGCCGTCTCAGGTGCGAGGTACTTTGAAGCCAAGCGGAAGGACGGCAGACAGGCGGACGCACTGCGATTTGTCCAAGCCATTTGGGAAGCCGACTGTCCTAGAGTCTGCATAGAAAACCCTGTGGGTATTCTTAACACGTTTGGCAAGTGGCCCGAACTCGCCCACATCAAATTGGAACTACCGAAGCCTCAGTACGTCCAGCCCTATTGGTTTGGTCATCATAGCCAGAAGAAAACAGGACTATGGTTGAGAGGTCTTCCACCACTCAAGCCGACCAATATGACGGACGGACGGAACCAAGAAGTCTGGCTAATGGGGCCAAGCCTTCAGAGAGCCAAACAGAGAAGCCTAACGCCAACTGGCCTAGCGGAAGCGATGGCCCAACAATGGAGTATCTAACGATGAGCATATTTACCAAAGCCCTAGACATTCTTAACCCCAAAGTAGACACGCCAACTAAGGTCACATGGGACGGCCCAGAGGGAGCCTTATTCAAGGGCGTTCCTAACGATGACGAGGGCCAACTGTTTATGGCCCTTCTAAAGAAGTTTGCCCCAAACCTCAACTGGAAAAAGAGAGGCAGAGGCAAGAGGGCAGAACTTGCAGTAGAGCATAGCCGTTGGGGCGGTCCAAGAGGTTTTGACCAAGACCTGCCGATGGATCACGCTTCGCACTATTCCCTCTATCCAACCAATTTGGATGAGGTCCACTGGACCACCGACAGGACAAAAGCCAAGAACTACAGAGCCACCTCCGATTGGTATCGGGCAGAGTGTGAGAGGCAAGGAAAAGAGATCTCAAGACTCAGAGACAGGGCGGTTGAGTTGAGTCAGGACATACACGACCGAACAGCCCAGATGGCCCACCTAAGAGACTTGGTAGACAAACGCAACGCCACCGTTGACGAGTTGAGTACAGAACTCAGGAACGCTGAGGACGTTATCAGAGGTTATCAGGAAGCCTTACAAAACAACTCCAACGGCATCCAGACCGCCACCCTATCCTGCCGTCTCTGCGGAGCCAATGAAGACGCCAGAAGCATGGGCGAACAGTTGGGCGTCAGCCTCTGCCGTTCCTGTGATGGATACTACTCAGATGAGGAACTCCAAGAGAAGTTGGAAGCCTCTTGTGACTTTAGTTGGGAAGATTCCAGAAGCCCCAAGACCTTCAACTTCCAAGGCGTGAACGTGCAGGTTACCGTCACCAACACTGACGAGTCCTAAGAGGACGAAACGAGGCTACGGCCTCGTCTGTTGGTTCACTACAAACGCCAGAAAAGGAAAGAAGACAATGGCACACTTTTACGGCACGCTACAGGGCAACAGAGGACAGGCGACGAGATGCGGTAGCAAGGATTCAGGAGTGACGACGGTTTGTGCGTCTTGGTCGGGGGCGGTGCGGTGCGAGGCGTACCAAGAAGAACGCTCCGACGGAGTGAAAGAGGATTGGGTGGTAGTCTCTATGATCCCTTGGCATGGTGCAGGGGCTAATCGCGTCCTTTATCGGGGACCAATTGGGGAGTTCTCTGGAGCGTTCTCAGTAGCATGAATGGACCTTATAACCAAGACCTAGAATTAGTCCTAGTTTTGGGCGTCTTGGTCTGGCTGTTGCTGTTGCTGTTCGGCTTGTGTGAAGTGGTTATAAAGTCCGCTCGCAACCGTAGGAGGAACCGCTAGCCCTCTGATGAGTCCGCAAGGACGAAACGCCCCTGAGGGGGCGTCAGGGTTTTTTGACAATTCAACGCCAGACAGGAGGCTTCTATCATGGCCGTCAAAACAAGACGGTCCATGAAGAGCCGAACGTGCCAGAGGTGTAAGGCGTCCATCGCCAAGGGTGACCAGTACGGCACCAAGCGAATTAAGATGGGCAGTAGCACTATCTGGGCCAGAGACGACAGGCCAGTTGAGGAAATCCCTGAGTGGGCTTGGGAGCCTTACTACGTCTCTGCATCCGTTTGCTCTTCGTGTGCCAAGAAGTGACATCTGAGGGGTGAGGACTTCGGTCCTTGCCCCTCTTGTTATGTCCATCCCGGAAACCCAAACCTGGTAATTCTCAAGGTGATTCTCAAGGTGATTCTCAAGGTGATTCTCAGAGCGATTCTAGAAGCGAACAACTCGGCATCGAACACTCGCATCACGAGCTCAGCCCAGCTTAATTTTTTTTGATAAGACCATTCTGAGGTATTGCATCTGCAACACCGTTGGGCTTAGATTTCCGTCAACGCCAGACCAACCAGGAGACACTATGAGCGAACACAACTTTATGAGTCCGGGACTTCCATACGCAACTGCCAAACGCATCAGACTCGCAGATGGCGAGGCACTCGTCATCGGTGCTGATGACAGTGGCACCGAACCACATTCTCAGGGCATCCACATCCAGTGTGATATTCCTATTTATCGTGCAGAATGTTTGGATGGAGTTCCGACAGAAGAGCAGGATGGATTCTTCACGATTTCCTCTATCCAAAAAGACGGAAAACTTTTCCGCATCGGTGCGTTGGGAACCAAGAACGGCATTCTTCACGCTTGCCCATGTGGAGGGTATGGGGACCACACCTCAGAGGAAAACTACCAAGGCTGTGTGCGTGACGAAGTGGTCAACTTTATGAAAGGGCTGGATGTGGAAGAAGACACCAAGGAGACGGAACCCTTCAACTACTTCCTGAAGGACGGTGTGGCTTGCGACCCGGAAGAGGAGTATGGGTTTGAAGCGTCTTACTATATTGACAATGATGTATGGACTGGACTCTACACCAATTTCGTTGGCCTTCATTATGTCCGTTTTCATTTTGACGGCACAACGACGGTCCTTTCAAATTATTCTACAGAGCCGTCTGAAGATTTCCAGTCTAAAGGGTGGAGGGTGCGATCCTTCGCTTCCGACCAAGACCACTTCCACTTCCCACGCATGGATCTAGACCCAAGCGATCTAGAGGTGTATGCCCCCGAAGCTCTAGTTGAGGGGTCTTTAGTCCCAGTTCCTTACGAGGACTACATCATTGAATATGACGCAACACTCGTTAGCGGACTCGTCGCTAGACACTTGGATGCGTTGCTGGAAGACTTGAACGATATGGCGGCAACGGACACGAACAACTGCCCACCGCCTGACCATCCCATCGTCAAGGCCAGCCAGCGGAAGCTCCAGCATCTGATGGAAACCTGGATTTCAGACGAGGGCCATGCACCTCTGGACTTTTACTCAGACGAGGAAGGACAATGATACTCAACCAAACTGACAACTACTGGATCGTCCGCACCAAGGACCACACCTGCTACCTTCTACACCATCCACACCAAACTGAGAAGTGGATAGGTGGGTGTGTCAGTCTGAAGTCAACCTTGGAAAATCAGAAGCCGACCTTCAAGGACGAGTCCGCCAAGTATTCTGCTCCTCCGATTATGTTCATGGTCACGATTCCAAAATCAGACATTCAAGAGCAGGGAAGTGTGGGAGAGTGGCAGTGCGACGACGCTGAGATGGGATCGGATGAGGAGGCTGTAAACGCCTTCCTGAACTTCCTTATGCAAACCGCAGAGCGTTACATACCTCACCATCCGTTCGCTCATCGCCAAGACGGACACTCTGAGTTTTTAGATGAGAGACAAGAGGATTGTTGGGAGTGCGGTAGTGACAACGCTAGACTCTTGAGTATTGATACACTCTCAAAGTTACCCACCACTGGTCACATCATGGAATGTTTTGACTGCGACTATAAAGATATCTACCTGCAAGAAGGAGGAGGGCAACAAGGTAGGGAGCTATACAAACGTATGAGAGCGTTCGCTCCTCTGCGAGCGGGTGAAGATAGTGCTATCGTGTTAGTAGACCACACTAATGGTGAGCATTACAAAATACCCTCATCAGTTAGAGGTAGGTATGGGTAAGCTTGATATCTATGTGTGATGAGAGTTGGCCTCGTTGACCTATTCCTCTAACCAAAGGAGAACCATGTCCATATTGGAACTGGTTGCCCGGGTGGAAGACAAGCTTGATGTCTGGCTTGAATCTTACCTCTATGGGCGGATGCGGTGGCTCATGTGGCTATTTATAGCCATCATGCTGTCGCCTATCGTGTGGGCTTTCATCGCCACACGCTAAGAAGGGCCACCGGGAGGACGCAGTATCTGGGGGAGGGCTTAGAGCCTTCCCCTTTCGTTTTGCCCTTAAACCCGGATTTAGGCCAATTTCGCTGATTTCCGACTGCGTAGGATCGCTTTAGAGGGACGATCTCCTACCCTACCCTACCCCTACCACCCGGGAAAAACGGCTTTTCAGGTGTCTGATCCTATCTACAACATGGCTCCTACCGCCTTCCCGGAACTCCGCGGAATCCCCCGAGCGGTTCCGCTGCGGACTTGCATCTGCATCTCGCATTCACCATAATAAGAGGACGATTCTAGGAGTGATTCTAAGGAGAAACACCATGCCAGAAGATGTATCGATAGAGGTCGATTCTCAGAAAATAGCTAGGGACGAGCTCAGAAAACGCATAGATGATTCTGGACTCGGAGTGACCAGGTTTAGTAAGGAACGGCTTATCCGTGACCCATCCACCGTCCATCGCTACCTCTCCGGAACCAGTCCCATCCCGGAGATCGTAATTTCCTATCTACTGGGCGACTGGCGTATGAGGGATTCTGCCGCCAAATGAAGGTAGCCAGTATTTTTTCAGGGGTTGGTGGTTTTGATCTGGGTTTTGAGGCAGCTGGGTTGGAGGTCGTATACCAATGCGAAAGCGATCCAGTAGCACAATCAATTCTTAGGCGTCACTGGCCCGGTATCCACTTGGAAGGAGACGTTAGGAATGCAAGAGGATCTGTTCTCAACGACCTTGGAACCGACGTTCTCTGTGGAGGCTTCCCATGCACTGACCTCTCAGTTGCTGGAAATAGGAAAGGGCTTGTGGAAGGCGAGCAGAGCCAACTCTGGTTTGAGTTTCATCGCCTTATTGCAGAGGCTGGGAATATCCCATTCATCGTTATTGAAAATGTCCCTGGTCTACTCTCAAGCAACGACGGACGGGACATGGAAATTATCCTCAGAGGGTTGGAAGAGTGCAGGTATGGGTGGCAGTTCCGGATTCTGGACAGCCAACACCACGGTGTCGCACAGAGACGCAGAAGAGTTTTCATTGTCGGATACTCTTCAGAGCGATGTCCACCCGAAATACTATTTGAGTCCGAAGGCTTGCAGGGGGATTCTGAGGCGAGCCGAAAAGAGAGGGAAGGAACTGCCAAAAGGTCTGGAGACGGCTCTCAGGAATCGGATTCTGGAGGAGTAGCCACCGTCATTGATCGGGCTGCGTTCAACCAAGGCGAGAACGCTCTCTATGAGCCCGTCATTGAGGAGTCCAATACGTCCCCACCAATCGTCGCCCGTGGCCCTCATGCCGTAATGCGAGGAGTAGGATTCTCAACGTACAAGGAAGACACCAAGGCAACGACACTGCGAGCGGCCCAGAAAAAGCAGACCGATGTGGATTTGGTTTTGGATGACCCCCAGAGTTTTCAGTGGCAAGCATCTCCCAACCAGACAATGAGCGTCACAGACAAAACGCCATATCTGTCTACAACCAAAGTTCCTGCTATTTTTCAGCAGAACACTAGAGACGAAGTACGCTACGTTAATGGGGATGGGCAGCTGGCTGGAGCTTTAGCCGCACATCCCGGGGCAAAGCAACAGAACTACGTTACCACGCACCATCCGATAGCCCCCACGCTGAACGCTTCAGGAGCAGGGACTTCCCGTCCGGGTGGACAGGGTGCCGAACCAGGATTCTATGTGGGGTCCATTCCTAGACGCCTGACTCCCACAGAGTGCGAACGGCTTCAAGCGTTTCCGGATGACTGGACTCGCTATGCCGAAGACGGTTCAGAGGTCGCAGACACGCATCGCTACCGCATGATGGGCAACGCTGTGACGGTATCGGTTGCAGAATGGATTGGACACCGACTGCGGAGGGCTTATGAATAAGGAACAAGTTGAAATGCTGACCATAGCTATTCACAAATACGGCACCTTGTCATACAGACTAGGTAGCCTCAAAACTCAAGACAGTCGTTTCTTAGATTTATGGCAAAAACGCATTAAGGTGATGAATACAATCCGTGACTACATGGCCGCTGCTATTGATATAAACGACGCAAGAGAGGAGAAGGTAAGAGATGGCTGAAGAACGCCCGAACGACCTTGATAGACAGAGGCTCATCCGTGACCTCGCTCACATCACAAAGATTCTAGACGAAAAAGTGCATTCACTTGAGGCGAAACTTGAGGAATGCCAAGCGTTAGTAAAAGCGTTAACCCCAACAGGAGACACCGCCAGTGGAAAATCCGATAAAGAAGGAACCACTCTCGCCTGATGAGCTATTAAAGATCCGGCTTGAAAACATGGTAAAAGTTTTAGACGTATTCGATGCTTCTATCCGAGCATCGTTCAATGAAACCTCAAAGAAGGACGACACCAATGCCAGCAGCGAAGAAACCAACAGCTAAGTCTATATGGGCTAGATTGTCATCGATCAACTGCAACGATCATGTCGAGGACAAAAATGGCCTGACCTACCTGAGTTGGGCTTGGGCTTGGGCCATGATGATGGAGAACTTTCCAGAGCTCTCGGTTGAGTGGTGGGGCCACACTGACTCAGAAGGCGTAAAAAGGGATGTCTGCTATTATCCTGGTGGAACAGCCAGCGTCAACTGCACAGTCACGATTGGTGACGTTGAAAGAGAGATGTGGCTCCCGGTCTTGAATTACCGAAATCAGAGCATAGAAAATCCGACCTCATTTGAGATCAACACAACTAAAATGCGGTGCCTGACGAAATGCTTCGCCTTGTTTGGGCTGGGATTCTATATTTATGAAGGCGAGTCCACGCCTAACGGTGAGGACAGCACGCCAGATCCCTATGAAGCGGTCAAGTCGGATCTAACAGAGTTAATCAACGAAGTAGAAAAAGACACCACATCCACCATTGACGCAGATGTACTAGCGTCCGCCAAGTCTCTGCTTGATGACAAGGCGAAGCCTGTGGCTAGGATGCAGAAGGCGATCACGTTCATTCAATCACAACTCTAGGACGAGGTAGCAAAATGGCCGACGTAATTTTCCCCGAAGGGCTGTCAGTAAAAGATCCGCATGAGAAAGCCCCCGATTTTGTACGCGGAAGGCTTTCAATCAAGAAGTCTGAGCTCATTCCCTGGTTGGACACGCAGGAAGGTGAGTGGGTGAATATGGACATTAAGCGGAGCAAGGGCGGTAAGCTCTATCTTCAAGTTGATACATGGCGTCCGAAGGAGTCTAGCAGCACACCGAGCAACCCTACAGCGGAAGGCGATGATGGCCTCCCCTTCTGAACTGCACCGCATCCAAGCCCATCTATTCCCAGTTCTAAAATCCGAGTTATCTGCAATTCAAGATGACATTCTATCGGCTGAGAACAGGATTAAGAGGATACCGAAAAGCCTTCTAGTTAACGGAACCAGAGAGGCGTTGGAACAGTGCAAGTCGCAGCTGGACTCTGCTCATGCGTGTTCCGTGGCTGCCTTGAAGGCTGTACACAGTCAGTATCCTCATTGATGGCGGAGTATTTGCCAACAGAAAAAGAGGTTGAGTCCGGCATCATTAACCTACTTCGGATGCTCAATTTTGCCGTGTACAAGAACTCGCAGCCACGGGTTCCGCTGGTCACTTCCGGCATTCCGGATCTCATGGTATTCGGCCCGGAGCACAAGCCTTGTTTTTTCTTTCTTGAAGTCAAAACGGAAAGGAAGGGTAGCAAGCTCCGCCCGGCACAAATTGAATTTCAGAAAGAGTGCAAACAGGCAGGGGTGGATTACAAAGTTTGGCGAAGCTCCGACAAGGATTGCTGGGAGTGGCTTGTCTCTGAAGGCTATGTGGAGGAGGTATGAAGGGATTTGTCTTGCTTGCTCGCCAAATCCAAGACAATAAGATTTGGAGAAAAGATCCTGACCACCTGAAACTTTTTTTATATCTACTTATGAACGCCAACTATCAGAGAGATAAGATTTACCAGTTCGATGACGTTTCCGTGGGGTATGGAGAAGTCCTTAAAAGCTATCGGAAGATCAGTGAGGACAACGAGTATTCTTCTGGAAACAAGATCGTCAGGTGGTCTACCAGCCGTATTTCACGGATGCTGAAGGCTCTAAAGGATGACGGCAGGATCTCATATAAATCCACAAAGCTCGGAACAGTTGTGGAAATCACGAATATGGCTGTATGGCAGGACTTTCAGACATATAAAACCAAGAAAACCTCTAGGTCTGGAACAACCTCGCCTCAACATAAAACAGAACAACCAGATAAACAGATAAAAGAACTATGGGAAGTCTACCTTGAGGAGTTGGGTGGAAAGGGCAAGCAACCCACCCTGACAGCCAAAAGGAAACAGGTAATAGGGTCATTGTATGATGAACAACTAAAAGGGGAAGAAAACTACACGGAAGCATTCAGAGGTATTCTGAAAGCGGTTAAATCAAACGAGTTCTATCAGAAGAGAGCGTATCAACTGCCAGAATCGCTGTTTAAGAATCCAGAACGCAGAGAGCGTCATTTCCTGAACGGCATTGAACATTCAAGACACCAACACCAGGCTCATGGAGTGAGCCGCTCAACATGGAGCGTAGATTTATGACATCGGAAGAGTATTTCGCCAGTGAGGGTTTATCGAACAGCATGATGACGAAGCTGTTGAAGAGCCCAGCACACCTCAAATACTATCTAGACAATCCGGACAGCGATGCTTCCACACCGGCTCAAGTGCTTGGGCAGCAAGTACACACGGCCCTGCTGGAGCCAGAGTTGTTCAAGGACTTTGTTAGAGGCGTTGACGGAGACAGGAGGACCAAGGCGGTCAAGGAGCAGCACAAGGAACTGGTTGAGCAGTACGGTGCCGAGAACATCATTAAACCGGCTACCTATGACCAGATCGATGGGATGGTAAAATCGGTTATGGCTAACCCCCACGCTTCCAGTGCGATTAGATCGGCACAACTTGAGGGCATGATTGAGGAGTCCTTATTCTGGGTTGACTCCCAGACCCATGTGAACTGCAAGGCGAGGGTTGATGTAATACCCAGTAGTTCGTCCATGTATGGCGATAGCTTGATCGACTTCAAAAGTACTATTGATGCGAGTATGGAATCGTTCTCAAAAAGCGTTTGGAACTTCGGATACGCTCGGCAAGCCTTCTTTTATCTTCGTGGCTGGAATGCACTCAACCCCGATGAAGAACGAACGAACTTCATCATTATCGCCTGTGAGAAGTCGCCACCATACGCAACTGCTATGTACGAGTTGAATAAAGACTGCTTGGGCTTTGGTGCCGTTGAAGTGAACGCCCTGCTTCGGCTGTATGCAGAATGTGACGATGAAAACAAGTGGCCCTCTTATCCACATACGATTCAGGAACTGGAAGTCCCGGCATGGGCCACGCCCCGTATCGGGCAATGAAGGATATTCTAAGCGAAGAGTTTTTGGATGAGTTCCATAAGAAGGCTCACGAACCGATAAGAGCGGTGCCTACACACCTTCCTACCCTCAATAGAATATGTAGGGGCAGTGGGGGTGGCCTCGGCTTTGGGCCGATATTCGTCACGATCTCTGGAGCTACGGGGAACGGTAAGTCTGCACTCGCATTAGGCTTCGCATCTGCCGCTCTTAGGCATGGCCTAGAGGGCGGAGTGTGCATGATAAATCTAGAAATGTCTGACATTCAGACGGCTACCAGGATGTATGCGATCCACTCACAGACACGGATCGCTTCCTTGGAGCAGGGCAGTTTCAACGATCATGCGTTCGACACGGCTAGAAAGGCTATGGCTGGGTCGCAGCCGTTGTGGGTGCCTGACGGGCTGCTCGTCAGTTGGGAGAGTTGCTTGGCATACATGGACGAGTGCCTGATGAAGCACGGCACTAGATACTACATACTGGACTACTTGCAGCTGGTATCCACAGGCACTGAGCAAGAGATCTACGCCCGAACGCAAAAGATCGTAACCGAACTCCGAGCGTGGGGCGTGCAACATCAGTCCACTATTCTGTGCTTGTCCCAGTTCAACAGAGGTACGAGTTCCAATTATGACCAATCTCCGCGGATGACCGGGCTGTTCGGAGGCATGATTTTGGAGGCTAGTTCTGATTTAGTGCTTTTATTGGATCACAGTAGATACAGGCGTGATGGCAATGACGCATTTTCGTATCTAATTGTCGCAAAAAATAGGGCAGGGCCCTGCATAGAAATACCTATAGCTTGGAATTATCGGACGCTATCCTGTGCTGAAGGTGAGCCGCATGAGGAGCATCTATGGCCCAAGTAGATACGCGACTGCTGCTCAAGGTGATTAGATCTCTAGACTTGAGACGCGGAGTTCCGGATACCGTCGCCACTCATCTTGAGGATAAACTGGACTATGCTATATCCCGGGAGGGTGGGATACCTCTTGATGACCCATTGAGGTTTGGGAGTAATGGCGAACAATTGCCCACAGATATGTTCCACAAAAAGCTAGACTGGATTATCCAGTTATGGCCTATCGACAAGGGGGAATGGCGACATGGCAGGAAGACCAATCATAAAGGCCGCCTATAGGGCACTCACGGGCTTGGGCGAGCCGCTGATATTTGAAAAATACTTGGAAGTCAGAAGCGTGGAGCGACTACTCAAGAACATTGAGCCTGAGATCGGCCATGTCAGTATGGGGGTATTCTACAAGTGGCTGCACAGCGACAGAAGCGGTGAGCGATGGCAGAGGTGGCAGGACAATAAAAAGATCATAGGTTCAAGCCTGGTTGAAGAATCTCTGGACATCGTGGACGATGCAGACGATGGCTCTGTGCAAGCCGCTAGGCTCAAGGCAGAGCAGAGGCGGTGGATGGCTGAACGCTATAATAGGGACGAATACGGCAAGCCCGACGCCACACTCAACGTGATGAGTATAGGCAGTG